GTATCCAGCCAGTCTTTACGGCTAGAAAGGTCTTGTTCATACTGTCCGATTAAATCCCCGGCCAAACTCTGCAACTCGCCCTCGCTCATAAACTCCGCGAGGTTAGAGTCAAAGTCCTCAGCGCGAGGCTCATCCTTCATCAATTCTATAACGGCCCCGTCTACGCCAATCGATACGCTCTCGGGGTCTTCGATCATAATCTCAATCGGGGCTTCATCAGCAGCGAGGGCTTCAAGACCCATCGGAGCCTGCATTAAACTTTTATCGACGGCCATTTAAATTCTCCTAGTAATACGACTCGCGCCTATGGCTCTTAAACCACTTAGTCGGTGCAGGCTCATCGGTTGGCAGTTGAATAAACCCACCTTGCCGAAAGCGCATCAGCGCCAAAGTAGTTGAGTCCACTAAGTCATCATGGGTGCCAGAGGGAAAGTCATTACACTCCTCCGCAACCTCCCACGCCCAACGTCGGTCAGGCAACCACACAATACCTGAAGAAAACAGGTCCGTCACCGCGTTAACCCGGCTGATCTTGTCCTGTCCCTTGCCCGGCGTGAACTCGCTGACCGGAACTCCCATACGCCTCATTTCCTGATAAAGCGCAGCCCCGTTAGATTTCTTCTCCACAATGAACGTATCAGGGCGCCACTCTTTGTATTCGTTAAGCACCAACTCTTTTAACTCTGGAAACTCCAGTCGCTGTTTGATGCTATTTAAAAGGATTATGTTGTGGTTTTTAGTCTCTTCATTAAAGAAAATGCCCCATGTAGTCAGGGCATTATAGTCTGACCGATTGGTTTTCTCTTGCGCGGCGTCGAGCGCCATTATCATAAACTCACAACTTGGCGGGTCTTCCTTCTCCCATACCTGCCACCATTCCCGTTTAATTAATGCGCCTTCTTCACTTGTCGGCTGCTGCATGTACTGGGCTTGCCAGTACCTCGGATCCATACCGGCTTTTTTAGCCAGCAGTTCGTCAATGCCCCAGAAGTCAGGCCAGAGCGGTTTGTCATTCAAAATGGCAGGGAATTCCACTACTTCCCACTCATCGGCGTCGTCGTTCTTAGTCATGTGGTCAATGATCTTGCCCGTCAGATCCATCTTGCTCCAACGGGTCATCACCACAATAATCGCGCCGCCCGGCATCAGTCGTTGGATCGGACCTGACTGGAACCACTCCCATGCTGGCTCAAAAACATCAGCGCGGCCCTGTTTAGCCTCCTGCTCAGAATGTGGATCATCAATAATAAAGAGGTCGGCACCGCGACCAGCAAGAGCACCGCCCACACCAATAGCGAAATACTCGCCGTTAAAATTTGTACCCCAACGAGAAGCACTTTTACTATCAGCCTGAAGTTCCACGCTAGGAAAAATGTCACGATAGGACTCCGAACCGACCAAGTTACGCACCCGACGACCGAAATTCACCGCCAAATCAGCGGTGTGTGAGGCCATAATGACCTTTTTGTGCGGAAATTTGCCTAAAAACCACGCCGGAGCGAGGTAACTGATCATCTCTGACTTGCCATGGCGGGGGGCGATGTTGACAATCACCCGTTTCTTCTTCCCTTCTGCAATCTCCTCAAAAATCTTGGCAAGACGACGGTGGTGCGGCCCCACTTTGTAGCCCGGATACACGTGATTGATGAAATCTAGGAAAGAATCCTTGCCCAGTTTTTGAGTTATTTGGCTTTGGTAGGTCTTTAGGAGTTCGGCAACGCGCCGTTTCTCCTTTTCGGGCATCTTAGGCAGGGATGCCTTGAGTTTTTGCAGGTTTTCAGGGGAAAGTTGCATCATTTTAGTCGGCTACAAGCGACTTTAGACCAGATTCTTCTGGTCCCCATGCCCCAATTGGGCACTTTTGGTTTGCTAAACGAGTCTTACCCTGTATAACGCAGCCGCATTTCTTGCAGATGCCGAATTTATTGTGTTCGCAGAGGCCACAAGAGGCGAGCCGGTCTTCTACCGTACCTGCTCTAGCCAACTTCACGAGGCGGTCCCTCTTCTAATACGCGGTATTCAATGCCTTCCAGCACCGACAAGAGTTCTTTTTCAACTTCTTCAATCGGCTTAACGATATGCGTAGTTTCACTGCGCTTTTTAAAGGCATCTACGCCATCTACTTCGCCCAACTTTGACAGGGCTTGGATGCGGGTTTTGCTGCTATCGGCGTGTTCTACCTCATAAACTAACTTATTAACGACGTACAACTTCAACTCAGACAAGTCATCTACTAACGCGCAGTTGCTCTGCGCCACAAGACCTGCGAGGTACGCCATGGTCTCGTTCGGATACTTGCTGTAATCAAGCCGGGTTTTGGGATTGGCAAGGTGGGCAGTGGCAATTTCTTTAGCCACGCTGATGTCATTCTCGTCTGGGCAGAGTGGGGTGCCGGTTAGGTCGGATATAAGTTTGATAGTTCTTGCCCGCATCTCAATTTCAGCCTCGGGAGTGAGGTCTGGCAGGGCATCAGCCGCGTTAGCAGGCAGAGGGATGTTTTCGTCAATCTCAGGTATGAGGATATCTTGCATGGGCTTTACTGGGGCCAAGTTCCCTAGTCAACACAATATATACGAAGTAAAACAGCATGGTACCAAAAAGACAACCGGGGGGGTGTTATAAACGAGGGGGTGGGGGTCTAGTCAGCCAGATTTTGGAAAAGTGCGTGGTGTTTGTGTGAGTTCAAGTGTAGGTAGGACTGATAGGAGTCCCAACGCTGCAGCGGGGGATCGGGTACCCGTGGGGTCTCGGTCTGGCCGATTTCACCCTGCGGAGCCGCCCCCCGTATCAATTGATACGCTGTCCTAGTCAAAAAAAGTTTATAGGAATGCGGAACTATCGGGAACTGGGCCGGTCTAATTCCATGAAGGCAGCGCACTCCGCGCTGACCATGCCAAGAGGGATAGACCATGGACACCACGACCAACCCGATCACACTTGCCATGCTTCAGGCTCGCGCAGTCGAGCAAGCACAGGCCGACGACAATGCCGAGACCATGCTGGAGATGGGCGCGGCGGGGACTGCGGTTATGCTGGCGGACTACTTGACGGCGAATGGAGTCAAGTTTGACACGGAGGCCCCCAAGGGGAACCCGGCTTTTGAGAATGCCTGCGAGTCGCTGCGCGTCGGATTCCGTTCGCAGTACTGCAACAAGCCGCGCCACACTGGCAACAAGAAAAACCGCAAGCCGGTTAACATGGAATTGGCGCGGATGGTGCTGGACTCGACCGAGCAAACCCGCGAAGGTTGGGCGGCGGATTCGACCGAGCGCAAAATTTGGGATGCCATCCTGTCATTCGGTCGCACCAAGTTACAACGGGTTACGCTCAAGTTATGGCCTAAGACTGAGACCAGCGAGACCAGCGCGACCGACGCGACGGGTGAGGCTGGCGAGACCAGCGCGACCGAGACCAAAGAGGCTCCCACGGCTGACACCATCCTCGCCAACATCGACGCATTCCTAGCGTCGAATCCCTCCCCCGCATTGGTCAAGAATCTTTTTGACCAGATCGGCAAGCGGCTTCTGCGGCTCAAGTAACCGCTCCCCGTATCAATTGATACGCGGCCCCTGCTAGGGAAACCTAGCGGGGGCTTTTTTGCGTCTGGACGGTGTGACTTGGAGCGGGGCCGGTTTGGTCTCGCTCCGCGAGACCAGTTCCATCTGTGTGAGGCCAGTTACTGCGAAGCCAGTTCCTACAGAATAGTCTGGTCTACGTCGCCTCAATTTGCGTGAGGTCGGTTTTTTTTGCTCCGGCCTTGCGTAGCAAGGCTACACGAAGAAATTTGGCCTGTCAAACTTTTTTTGAAAATTTTGTTCCAAGGGGTATGTAGCGTTTGTTCCAAAATCGAAAAGTGCTTGGAACAAGATAAGTGCTTGATTCTATTAAGAAAAACACGGTTTTGTTCCAATGTTCCAATGTTCCAAGATAGAAGCAGCGTTTCGGACATGGCAGGGAGCAGCCAGCGTAGAAAATTTTGATTATAAATCTACGCCCTTAAAAATTCTTCATACCCTCCGGCTCCCCTTATTCTCAAAATCGTGGAACATTGGAACAAATCCCCTATTTATTACTTTTTTACTAACTATATATATATCTATTCTACAACTCTACACTTTGCCATTTCCTTATAAATCAAGCACTTGCAAAAACCCCCCTCCCCCAACATTTCCCACACTTTGAAGCATTCGTAAACTTTAAAATTCTGGAACACGTGGAACATTGGAACAAACTTTGTTGCACTTGAGAACTTTTTTTACGACGGATTCCTACACCTGCACTGCCAGCAATAAAAATAACTCGATCCAGTCACCGTATCATTTGATACGGTCTTATCCCATCTTTCTACCCCATTCCCCAGACGCCCACTCACTTCCTAGTAAAAAACATCAAAAATCTACAAAAAACCGGGAACTTTCCTAGATTCCAATTGTCTAAATAGGGTGCAGGGCGAAAACCGTCCTGCGAGACAACCCCACCGTATCAATTGATACGGTAAGACAGACAAGAGGTGCACGATGATTGGTTGGAAAGGTTGGAAGCGTGGCGACATTTGCGTAGCCCGTGAAGTGAACGGTCGGTGGTGCGTGTTGCGTATCAAGGATCAGTCGGCATACCGCGAATGGGGCGGATGTTTTTCTATCGTGGGGGGCTGAACTATGTGGTGCGTGAAGTGTCAAACAGAGCAGGTAGCAGCCAAACGTGTCGAGGCGGGATTCATTACCTGCCTACGTTGTGGCGAGGCGGATGCCAAGCGGGTGAGGTTTACGGTAGCCCCTGCCTACCACAAGGGGCCATACACGGTACACAGCGATAAAACAATGTTGCGTTACATCAGCCGCCCCGGTCGCGGCTCAGATTACTGAGGAGACCAAACCATGACCAGAAAAGATTATGAACTGATGGTAGCGGCACTGACGGCAGTGCGGGCGGAGTCGGCGGGTGACTCCGTGAGTTATGAGGGTATCTGTCGTCAATTGACGACCGCACTCCAGCGGGACAACCCGCGATTCAGCCGAGACCGATTCCTAGCAGCGTGTGGCGTATCAATTGATACGCAGGAGGTGTGAGGTGAAAGTTAAATTTTATGTCGGAGAGATGCGGTCGGATTACGCCACCATCCACGGGCTGACTGAGGAGGTGCATTTTCTGACCAGACTCGACTACGTGGTGACTGCACACGGCGATAGGGAAGTTGCCAACATCGACACCATGCTACGGGCTTCAGACAAGGAGTTCATTCGTTCAGACAGTGACGTTCGGACGTATGTGGCCTTGGACATTTTCAATGAGGTGCAAGATGAGCAGCGTTGAATTTACTTGGAACAACAGGGTGATCCGCTTTGTCGATCCGTGGGGTGATGTGTGTTACTTCTTTGCAAAGGTGACGTACGACGATAACGGCAAAGCCGATGGGTACTCGCAAGAGGTGTGCTTGGTAGGCGATGACATGGAAGAGTTGCATCTGGTACTGGAACGCCTACGCACGGCACTGACCCTGCCAATACTTGAGGCGAGTGATTTTTCACAGAATCAGAAAAAAGAGGAGGTGTGAAGTGAACGAGACAGACTTAAAGATTATTGAGATGCACTACGAGGACGGCATGAAGGAGTCTGAAATTGCTGCATCGCTAGGTCTCCCGACCGCCGTCGTTCATGAGGTGCTGTTTGCCTATGAAGAGGGAGACAGCATCGTGGATACATATCACGAGTGGGATTGTCGTGGAGATACACCGTGAGTGAGTACGACGATAAAGACATTATTAAAGATACTGTCGAGGATCTGGCCAGACGTATTAAAGAATCTACAGAAAAGTTGAAAGAACTACGGAACTTACAGGAAGACCTGCGGTCTAAGATATTCGTAGAGAATTCGTTTCGTAGGTATTTGCAGTACAAGTTAGACCGAGTGAAGAGTAAATCAGACGAACCAAACAACCCCGTATCAAATGATACGGCTAACTAAAGAGGTGA